TCAAAATTAAATTTTTTAAATGATTTAAGTTGTGCTCTGTAATCCAGATATAATGTTATTTTTCTATATTTTTCATTTGAATAATTTTCTGGTAAATTATAATAAATTTTATCATCAATATCATTTATCCAGTAAATTATATTGTGATTTTTAGCATATCTTGTTACTAACCAATCAATCATTCGCAGAGATAATAAATGTTTGCCTTCAATAATTGTTTTTAATATTGATTTATATTTATCGTTGCTATCATAGAATGTGTATAAAGAAGATAATAATAAATCTTTACTACTATCCGTCATTAATTAAATTATGTTAAAATTTCTTATATCTATTATTTTGTAAAATTTATCATATCAAAGATAATGGCAATAATTGCCAATAATAATAAAAGTCCTATCTTTAAATCCCAAGATAATAGATAAATATCAATTATAATTAATACTAACAATACCCAATAATGTTCATAAATATCTATTAATGTTTCTGGATAAGGTATTGAAGGTCTTAGTCCATAAATTAATAAATATGCTGAAAGAATACCTATAATCAAATATCGTACAAATATATCAATCATTTATTCTATTATTATTATTATTTTTTCTTTTCCATATTAATAATAGAAAAATGCTTTATTCTACACTTGAAGAAGCCTATCCAGCAGCAAATAATATGGCAAATAAAAACAAAAAGAAAAAAGAAAAAGAAGAAGAACCCCAACAAAAAGCAAATGTAAAAGATTGTTCTCCCTTACAAGTTCCCGAATATAAATTACCAATTGATAGTAATTCTATGAATGAATTTAAGAAAGCTGTTGATGTTTCCTTAAATACAAATAAAGATCAAGCATTAATAAATAATTTTAATACATCTGATGTAAAACCTTATGACGATTTTGATGAATATGACCTTTATTTGAATATTAGCAATGTTCAAACAAATCGTTTAGATAATAGTCCAGAATATAGAACAACTCCATTATTAATTGATTATTTAAAATCTTTAAGAGACAATTATGATAAAGTTCATACTAGACAAGCTATCAAAATTGACAATATAGAACATTTTACAAATTATCCAACTAATAAAATGAAAGTTGATGTAAATTTATATAATTTATTTTTATTTATGTTCATTGGTATTATTATAATACTATTATGCGACCAAATAACAAAATTAGCAGTTGTTATAGCAAGTAAAAATATATAAACAAGGATATTATTTAAAATATAATATGAAGTATTTTACACATTTAGTTTTTTCAGGTAGTGCTATAAGATCTTTATGTTTATTAGGAATATTAAGATATATTTATTTTAATAAACTTGAAAATCATATTAAGAATGTTGCTGGCACTTCAATGGGTTCTTTCTTTTGTCTTGCTTTTGCTTTAAAAGTACCAATTGACGAATTAGAAGAAATGATTATCAAATTAATTGATAAAGAAGAAATTGTTTCTATATGTACTACTAAATTTTTAAACTTATTTTCTAACTTAGGTTTCAATGATTCTAAGTTATATGTAGAACCTTTAAAAGAATATATTAAGAAAAAATACAATCAAGATGATATGACATTTGTTGAATTATCAAAATTTACAGGAGTTAATCTTTATGTAAGTTCTACAAAAATAAATGATGGCACTAATTTTATTTTCAATGTAAATGATACACCTAATGTATCTGTTTTTGATGCCGTTGCTTCTTCTATGGCAATTCCAGTTATATCAAAACCTGTTATCATAGATGGTAATTATTACGTAGATGGTTGTATTACTAATAACTTACCTTATGAAATTTTTAGCAATATAAATCAAGATGATATTTTAAATGTTGTTGTTTATATTAAAAACGATTATAAAGTTGTTGATAAAATAAGTTCAGATGATATAAGTTTTATAGAATATTATAAACAAATTATTGGCATCATTTATGCTTGTTCTTTACATCATAGTTATATATCAAAAATTGATAAATTTAAAAATCCTTTGATTATTAATCAAAGTCCTTTTAAATCTTTTTATAATTTTGAATTCTCAAATAATAATTTATTTTTTAATATACACAAAAATGATATTGAAAATTTAATTTTACAAGGATTTAAAGACATTACTATCTATATGAAACAATTTGAAGATGAAGTTACTGTAATAGAAGATACTTTGACGGTTCTTTAATATCTTCTATCTTCCATGATATATATATCATTGTATTATTTGGTAATATTGATACAAATAATCCACTCTTTTGTAATGACTTTACTATATAATTTACACAAGTTAAATGGTCATATAATGGATAACCAACAATGATTGGAGGAATTTTATAATATAAACTTTGCCCACCTACTTCTGCTATGCCTTTTATTTTATTATGACAAGTTGCCAATATTACATTAAATGCCTGATTTATTTTTGTTTCTTTCTTTTTCTTTATCTCATACAAATCATATAATGATAATTTTGATATCATTTTATTTATAATATTATATTTATTTTGCGTTTTCATTTGCAAAAGCAATTATATCAGAAGCGTTTCGTGATTTTTCATATGGCATTATTTTTCCAGTTGTTGTATTAACTAATAATAAAGTAGGTGTGCTATTTATATTATTTCTTTGTCCGGCAGCTGTTCCTTCTCCATTATCAGTTATATCATATTTAACAGTAGTATAATTAACAACTGCTTGATTTTTATTTGTTTGACTTACAATATCATTCCATACTTTCTCAAAATCAGAACAATGTCCACAATTGGGCATATGATAATATTGTAATTGATAATTTTTATTTAAGGAAGAAGCATCTTCAAAATTTTCTCTTTGACGATAATATCCGCTTCCATAAATGATTGAACCAGCGATTATAGCAATTATAAATACAGATAAAAGTATTAAAGGTAGATTGCTACTACCTTCATCTGATGAATAATTTTCTGGAATATTAAAACGTTGAGATGACATACGAACAGATTTATAATTGGATGACATTTCTATTTTATTATAATATTTTTATTAAATGTATAAATATATAATAAAAATATTAATACTAATGTAAATAAAATAAAGTTAAAATAATTCATATATTTAATAATATTGTCATTTACATTTGTAATCTTTTTGTCTTGTAACCAAATAATTGAATTTAAAGTAAAAAATAAATATATTAATATAGCAATAAATAATAGAATATAAATTATCATTTTAATCTATATATAAAAAATGATTTATATTTTATTAATATTATTTGTTAATATGCATGTATCAGCATTTAGTTCGATAAGAGCAATTATTATGTGTAATAATACACCTATTATTTATACAACAGAATGTTTTAATAATAATGCTAAGTTATCTCTTGAACATGTTTTTCCAAAATCACTCATGTATAAACGTCATTATAACGATATGCATAATATTTTCAAATGTGATGCTTATATTAATAACATGAGATCTAATTATAAATTCATAAATGATTGTAATGTCAATACATTCACACGGTTAAACGAAACTGACAATTATATAAATACAAAATTGAAATTATTTAAACCACATGATGAAAGTAAAGGGATTATTGCCAGAGCCATTATGCATATGTGTTATGAATATAAATATGATTATAAGAAAATTATTAATTATGATGATTTAATTAGTTGGTTTATTGAATATCCTCCAACAAAAGAAGAAATTTATCATAATAATATTATCTTTCAGAAACAGAAAAAAAGAAATATGTTTATTGATTTATATAATAAGAAGAATTTTAAAAAATTGGTGATGCATAGATTCGCATAATAAAAAATGATTTTTTTATTATTGATTTATAAAATCAAACGAGTAAATGTGTTATATTAAGACGCGGAGGCAAGCCGAAAGTGAAAATTCGGAGAATGAAATTGAAATCAACAAAAAACATCAATTATTTTTAGATATTGCTGCAGAAACAGCCAAATTTTCAACAATGCAACAAAAGCATGGGGCTGTTGTTGTACATAAAAATAAAGTAATTGCTTGTGGTTTTAATTATATTACACATTTCTTAAATGATAATAATAGTATTCATGCCGAAGTAGCAGCAATAACCCAAGTTTTGAAGAATAAAACGATTCTTAGTGAATGTGATATTTATGTAGTTCGTATTGCCCCACAAAGATTTAATAATTGTTTGAAGATGTCAAAGCCTTGTGAAAAATGTACCAAGTTTATTAAGAAATATAATATTCGTAAGACTTATTATTCAACCAACTATGAATATGATTATAATTATCTAAATATCTAAACTCATAGAAACTTTGGGAATTATTCTTTTAATACTTTTTTTAACTACAACTGGTCTATTTTCATTATTAAAAATCATATTTAATAACTCTTCACCAGTTAAATTTTTATTGTTATTAATAATTTCTCTAACCTCTTTAATATTTACAGGTTTTTGAACATTTTTTACATTTGTCTTTAAACGACCATTTTGTGTATTAAGATCATTATAATTATATTTAAACATAAAATCTTGAATTTTATTATTTAAAACTTGTTGTAATGTTTTACGTTCTCTTATTGCTATTTTTAATTTTCTTATAGCATCGTCAAATTTGAACCAGTCATTTACAAGATTTTTGAATGTATCCATTTCATCTGGTGTTGGCTCATTCTTACTTTCAATTATATCATCCACTAAATTTAAATCATCCATTATATCAAAAATATAAAAAAATCTTTAAATATATTTATTTGGTTTTTCGGGTTGTTTTTGATTTGGGTTTAGGTGTTGTTGCTGGTTTTGCTCTTGGTTTAGCACGCGGTTTTGGTGGTAACATAGTTATTTCGGGTGATGTTTTTGGTCGTGTTTGTGGTTGTGATAATGTCTTTACATATTTATTAATAAAATCGCTAACAGAATCAAATGTTCGGCTATGACCTATAAAATTGGTTGGTTTTGATTCATTATATGAAACAATGCTTGGATATGAAAACATTTTTAGATTTTGTGGTAATAAAGTATTCATATCATCATATTCAACTTCGTATATTTTTTTCTGACTGTCAAAACGTTGTTTTATTTGTTCCCATATTGGCATAAATGAATGACAGTGACCACAACTTTTCCAATAATATAAAATTATACAACTACTAGTATTTGCATCTTTAACAAATTTATTAGCATTAGTTTGTGATTTAATAGTTGTGACAGTAGACGGTTTTTTTGTTGATCTAATAACTTGTTGTGACATTTTCTATTTATATATAATATAAAATAATTACTTTAATTAAATATGGATTATAGTTTTCAAATTAAATCAAATGATATTTTACGTGATCATATAAAACAACTAGAAGACAATTATAATTTAAACAATAATTTTATATTTCAAAATCAAATGAAAAGTGTTAATGAAGATAAACTTGGTAAAATTATTGATAATACATATTTAGATTCTATATATGTTAATAAAAAAAGTTGTATTTTTAAAAAAGAAGATAATAATCAAGATGATGGTTGGACTAATAACTTTAATTATAATCATTTTGATGATCGTTTAACTATGTTCAACAAAAATACAAGACAAAAAACTATTTAAGAAACTCTATTTCTTTTTTATATTCTTTTGATGGTTTCTCTAATATTATTACTGATTTATCAAAAGACTTCGCAAATTCCCTTAAATCATTTGGGATTATTTTACCATCAAATAAATATTCGTGTCTGTCTACACGCGCTCCTTTTAAATTTTTACTATTATTTAAATGAATACATAAAACATCTTCTTTATTTTTAAATATTTTAGAAATCTCGTTCAATTCATAGCCACTATTCCATACATGACAACTGTCTATACAAATCTTAAAAACTGTTCTTTCTTCATCTGTAAATGAATAATAAAAATTTATAAAATCATTTATATCTGTTAATAATTCTGTTCCTTGACCTGCTGGTGTTTCTAATAACAGTTTTGTTTTTATATTACGGTTAATGATTTCGCCTATAATACTTCTTATATTTGTCTTCATTGTATTTAAGGAATCATTTATAGTATTTGTGGTAGATTTACCAACATGTAAAACATAGCCTTTTGCTCCAATATAATTTGCTGTTATTAAATCGTGTATTATAATAGTATCTTGAATTTCTATTGTTTTTTTTCCATTTAAAAAGGGTTTTGCCAAGTTGACTACATACGGTCCGTGAACGATTAATGAAAAGTTATTTATTTTACAATATTTTTTTATTAAATGTGATTCTGATATATATTTATCATTATCTGTTATATGTGAACTTCGTGGGTTTGTTATAAATAGCTGTAAAGCATTACCACCATTCATTTTAATTTCTTCCATAGTTTTAATAATTGTTGTTTCTCTTGGTATATGAGCTCCAATAATCATTAATATACTTAAATATTATTATATATACTTAAATAATAATCTTAAACGAAAAATATGTCTTCCAAACATCCATTGATTACAGAAGGAACACATATTATCATTGATATCAATCAAATTGATAATTATGACATTCTTCAATTTAATGATTCCATTTCTGATATTCTTAATATGATTATTTCTAAATTTAATTTAACAGTCGTAGGAAAAGTTTTACATCAATTTGAACCATTTGGCGTTACAGGTGTGTATGTTTTAAGTGAATCTCATTTATCTATCCATACTTTTGTTGAAGAAAAGAAAGTAGCAATGGACTTATATACTTGTAAGTCATTTACAGAAACTGAAAATTTAATCGCGTTTCTAAATGAAATTTTTGATCCTTGTAAGATTGAATATAAAGTTATTAGTCGTTGATTATAAATAAATGGAATATGAAGAACCGCTGCGTAAGTGTGATGGTTGTAAAATTGTAAAAGAAAAAAAGTTATTTCATAGATATAAGTATTGTAATAAATGTCATATTAAAGACAATATAAAAAATTATTTACTTACTGCTAGGGTTGCTAATCATTTTAATTTATCAATAGAAGAACTAAATGAAATTATGAATAATATAGATCATGAAATGTATGATGAAATCATAGTTTATTATATTGCTAATATGAGTAATTCCACGATTTCTGATGAAATTATGAATAACTTTCTATTCTAGATGTTCCTCTTAGTCCTTATTAAATAAAAAAATAAAAATGATTTATTTATATTAATCAGCTTCATTGATAATTATGCCAACATATTATGAAAAGTTGATTCACGGAATTTATCTTTATAATAAATATGTAAAAAAATGCGATAATTTTAATGAATGGGATAAGCTATATAATTGTCTTGAAGCAATGAAACTTGGTAAAAAAGCTTATCGCGAAATGATAAGCGAAAAAGACTATTCTAAAACATATCATGAAATTTTATATTTAATAAAAAAAACAGATAATGATATTAAAATTATTGAAAACGTTCAAGTTCAAATTACGAATGGTGACAATCTTAATAACAAATATAATAAAATGTTGCGAAATTTGAATGCTTATGTTCAAGGTCTTAGAATTGGCAAAAAAGCATGCGACGAATATTATATATTTAATTGTTGTGAATAATCTTATAATCAATTAAATATTTACAACTATTAAAATCAATCACATACCGATATGGACATTTGAAAAATATTTTTTTTTGTTGTGTTTTAAAGAATTTTACTAAACAATCATGATGAATTTTATAACTGTTTGATTTCGTTTTATAAAATACATTTTCATATAATTTAACTATCTCAGTGTCTCTTACGATTAATTGTTCTAAACAAATCGGGCAAAATTCACTGAATGATTCGTTTGGAATAATCTCATATGGTAAGTTAGTTATTTTCCAACCATCTTTAATCATTCTATAAATATCATTGAAAATCTCATTATTTGAATGAAAACCTCTAATATATTGTGTTCTTTTATTTATGATATCATCTATAATTTTCTTATCTAATTCATCTGTCATCACATAATCATATGGTGTTCCAGTATTATTTGAATAATAAATAGTATTTTTGTCCATTAATAATCCATAGCAAGTATAATTATTATTTTTAAAAGGCGGTGCTTCTTCATTTGATACAGATATCTTGTATGTAATTTTTAATTCATTAATTTTATTCGTATTATCTTCAATGAACTTTATAAACCTATTGAAATTATGCTGTTCCTTAAATACAACCTTGATTGTTGGAGTTTTTATGAATCTATTAATTGTCTCAGGATTATAAGAAATATCGTAAAACTTATCAACAGGCAAAACATTTTTAATATAAATATTTGTGTTATGTTTTGCTAATATCCTGTCACATACAAATGTATCATAAATAATCCCATCATTTCTAAATACTTCTAATTCAATCTCTGTTAAGAATTCGTTTAATTCTTTATAATAAAGCATCTTTTTTGATTATGAATTATATAAATAAATTATTCATTTTTTATATATATAAATAAATAACGATTTAATAATCAATGTCGTCGTGTGTTTATTTAAATATTCCTTATAAAGAAAGGAAAACTGTTAAACTTCTTGGAGGAAAATGGGACAAAACTTTAAAACGATGGTATTGCGAAGAAGGCAATGAATTATGTTCCTTATATCAAATTCATAAAGACATTGAAATAATAGGCGAAGAAAGAGAATATGGTTCTAATAAACTTTATATAGACATGATACCTAAAACAAGTTATTTTAAAAATGTTAGACATTTATTTACAGATTCTGATTGGAATTTGATTCGTCATCATATTTATGAAAGAGTTGATTATAAATGCGAGTGTTGTGGTAAAAGAAAAAATAAGTATTTGGAAGCACATGAAAGATGGGACTTTAATTATGAAACACAAACTCAAAAGCTAGTTCGTATTATCGCTTTATGTAAAATATGTCATTCAGCAACTCATTATGGTCATTCAAAAAGAACAAAAAATATTGATAAGATTAATGAACATATTAAAAAAATAAATGATTTTGATGATTTTGATTTAGATAATCATATTAAAGAAGCTTATGATACATGGAAAAAAAGAAACACAGTCAAATGGAATCTTGATTTTAGTATTATTACTGATTCTGGTTTTACAATCATAAATAAATAATTTACAATTGTATAATATTATCGGTGTTATTTCTAAAAAATACTATCCAAATTGAACAATTGCCTGTATTACATACTACATATTTACATTTAGACATTATTAAAGTGATAGCTAAATATTTTAATGAATAACCATAATTTTGTTCCTTATTCACCTTATCAACAGTATTGTTTTTTTTATACATATGTCGTATTTCGTCATAAAAAATTGTTATTTTGTCTGAAAATGGCTGAGATTTCATAAAATTTAAAAAATTTGTTTCATCACTCTGAACTATGAATTTAATATTTGGATTTTCTTTTAAAATCGCATTAGCATGAATTAAGTAGGAATCAAATGGCGGTGGTTTAAACTCAGTCGCCTTATCATTTCCTCTATAAAATAATACACAAGTATTTTCAAAATCAATGTTATATTTATCTTCAATTGTTTTTTGAATTTCCCGTATATTATCATTTGGAACGTAATATTTTTTCACAAATAATGATAAGTTCTTTAAATCCAAATCTTTATAATTCTTATATTGATAACATTCATGATAATCCACGTCCTCTTTATGTGTTATTTGATAAGGTATTTCATCATAATGTTTAAAATAGTTAAATGTTATATCATCTGTTGAATTATTTTGCTTATACCATGTGTAAAATCCAGTTGTATCAAATATTTGCGGAAGTCTTTTGTATTTATTGAAAAAAAGTATTAAATAATATAGACGAACAGAACAACATGAAAAAAAACCACCTTCATGGGCTACTTTTAGATCCATAATACAAAAATAAATGTTTTTTTCTTTATATCAAAAATTCAATATTACAAAGACGATCCATAAACTCAGAAATACAATCACATCAATAGATGCTTTATTTGAATCAATCTTTCTGTAACATTCATTACGATAATTGTTAAATGTTTCAAAGTTTTCAAGATGATTACATTGATATATCTTAGTTGCTGAATTTACACACTCATATATATCTTTCAATTTTGTCTTTTCTAAGGCATAATTATTACATTTGTTAGTATAATACTTATAATATTCAGTTCTTCTTCTCTTGATTGTATTAGCACTCGTGACAGAAGTTACAAGACAAATAACTGCGAATAAAACGATGATTGATTTCCTCATTTTTATATAATTTTTTGAAAAATAAAAAATCATTTTTTTTAAATAATGAGATTTAACCTGAAACAAATTTATAGAAATCATACCAACCTTTTATAATATAAACCTTTCCATTATATTCTAATTCATTATGACTATCAAATCTAGAATAATCAATCTTATTTAAATAAATATCATAGAAATCTAATATATTCTTCACATTTTCACTATTAAATTGTATTAGTGAATAATTCGTATGAATATCATCTTTTGTAATGAACTTGTTTTGAAATGTTCCAAATTCTATTCCAACAACATTATAAGTTGCTGATGAATTGATCAAGTAATAACCAATATTGGATTCATACAAATATCCTTCCATTTTTATAATTAAATAATAATTAAGATTATATCATTTTTTTATTATGCGCTGCCTTTTATAGTTGATGTTGGAGTTGACGCTTGTTTATAATAACTTTCTCCAACTCTGCGTTTTCTTTTTATTTGTGTTATATATCTCTTTCTTTCTAATGTATATATTTGTTTATCTTTATTATCATAACAATATTCAATAAAATTATATAATCCGCATTTATTTATATTTACAGTTGATAACAAATTTAGTTGTAATGCTACTTTTTGACTTAAAACAATATTTTCGCTATTTGTTAATTTATTTGTTAATGAAAAGGATGTTTGATGTAAATCTAATATTGCTTTTACATAATCATCAGAAACTGTATTACTACTACAATCTTTATTAACTTCACTTTTATATTGTTCTAATGCTTTTTGTTTCATTGTTGAAGCATAAGGACTACTAATAATATTTAAAAAGTTTGAATAAATACTTGCTATTAAAGTGATATTATCTTCATTTGGTCCACCACCACGAATATATCGTGGAGGACTAATATATTGTGCAGGACTAATATATTGTGGAGGACTAATATATTGTGGAGGACCAATAGGTAGTGGAGGACCAATAGGTTGTGGAGGACCAATTGGGTATAATGTAGTATTATGATTCGGTACACCTCGCATAGCATTCACATCGGGTTGTGAAGGTGGTGCTAATGGTGCTGTGTAAAATTGTGATGATGATATTGAAGAATTTGAAACAGGAACTGCATAATCGCGTATATTATTTTTTAAATTTCCATCAATTTGTATAAATAAATTAGGATGTCTATCAGTGTCTATTAATTGTTCATTTCTTTTAGACATATCTAGTTCTGCTGGATTATCAAAATAAAAAATATAATAGTTATCTTGATTACTATCATTTATATCATAAAAAACAGGAATTTTGTTACCGTTATAATCCAAATATTTATCATGTCTATAATATTTACTATTAATTTGTTGTATTTTTTCTTGTAATCTTTTTAATTTCTCTGTTTTTTTACCACAATCACTTTGTTTTATTATACCATTTTTATTATATTTTTCATTATAATCTTTATAGGGTATAAATAGTTTTTCTTTTTTTGATGTTATACCTCCATCATCGTCAGTTGAATCATAATTAATATTAAATACATAATAGTCGGTATCATTTTCTGATTTTGTAAATACTGGTAAATTTGTTTTTTTACCATCTCTTAAATCAAATTTAAAATCATCCCTAGCATAAAATTTATTAATTTCTTTTAATTTTTCATGTAAAGCTTTTATTGTTTTAGTTGGTTGTATATTAGATTTTTCAGCAGGTGTAAGTAGTTTAAGTAAATGTCTATTTTCATCAATTATAGACGCATTAAGATCACCATCATAATCTAAGTTCAATATATAATATTTTTTATTAAGATCGTCAATATCTTCGTCTTCACTTAAAAATGTAAAAAGTGGATAGTATTTTACATTACGCGTAGATTGATCTGTAAATTCATATACATAATCGGTTTCATGTCTTAATTGATTAAATTGTACTATTTTGTCTTTTATCCTTCTAAGTTTTTCTTCTTGTTGTTGTTTTAATAAATTTATAAAATTTATAAAAAGTGGTGTATAATACATTCCAGTATCAAAAATATAATTGGAATTACGACCTGTAATAGAATCAAAAGCATTTTTTACATCAGTCGTTAATTTTATACAATCATCTAATTCTTGTCGTAATCTTTCTAATTCTTGTTGTAGTTCTTTGTTTTTTTTTAATAATTCCTTATTATCATTTATATATAAATCAATTTTATCCATAATTTTGATATAATTTTCAATATCATCATTCTCATATTGTTGTTTTATTATTAATTTGTTATATATATCCTTTAACCATAATTTATGTGATTTTAATTTTTTTTCACAATCATTTTGATTACTAGTTTCTTTTTTGGCATGTTCTCTATTTTGTTTATCATATAATTTTATTATTTTTTTTATAATTTCATTTATTTTATTTTTTCTTTGATCTAAATCGTCAGTTTTAAAATCTTCTATTTTTTTTTCTACATCACTGTTTAGTAATGATGTTTTTAAGTCATCATCGCTTAAATCTCTAAAATATTGATGTAATTTACTTAATTCTATTTCAAATTTATCATATCCTTCTTTTCTCTTTTTTAAAAAATCTAATATATCAGCATTAGTTCCTTTATTAGGATCTGGTACACTTTGATTATCACGACCAATTAATTTATCTTTGAAATCATTTAATTGAGCATTTTCTCTTTTAAGATTATCTAATACAGTGGTATCTAGTGGTGCAGCTGCTGCTACTGCTTCATTTATTGATAAAATTTTATTAATAGCAGTATATAAGCGACCCCTATATTCTCTACTAATTCTTTTATCTTTTTCTGATAATAATTCTTTTCCATTAGTATCCATGTCTCCTTCAAATTTTGTATTAAATATTTTCATCATTTCTCTTATATTATCCTTAGTTAATGGACTAGATGATTTTTCAATTTTAGGTATTTTATCATTAAATTGATCTAACACATCTAAAATTTTTGAATCTAAATTGCTTCTTTTAAGTAATTTAGCCAAATTTCCTATTATTTTTTTAATATCAGTTTTTATTCTACGTGTTTTTTCAGGTTCAGTATTATCTGCTTGACTATTTGTTAACTTTTCTAATTTATCAAATAATTGATTTATTTTATCTCTACGTCCAACATCATCATCTTTAATATTTAAATCTGCATCGTTTAAACCATCGCTTTGTAATAGGTCTTGTATTTGCTGTAAATATCTTGATAAAAGTTCATCTGATTTTGGAGATGTTGAAGAAGATGGAGGAGATATTCCTATAAGAGGTGCTGCTGCTGATCTATTATAATTTCGCAGTGTCTCATAAATACTTGTTAGATCAGATGATAAATGAAATATTAAATTTATGTAATTAAAAATGTTTAATTTTTTATCATCAAATAACAAAACAAATACTTGAATACATGATAAAGCATACATATTCTCAGCCTGTATATAATTTGTCCAAAACATACAATGCAATAATATTCTAAATAATTTGTCAAAAGTTTTAAATTCTGGCGTTGATTCATCTATTTTTTTAGTTATTGTACTATTTATTCTTGAACATTCTTCAATAAATTTTTTATATAATTCTGATGTATCTAACATAATTTTATAAATTCCATTACCAGCAACAATTTTTTGTCCCATAAATTCATCTGTTGGAAATAACTTTGATATTAATTCTTGTAATAATGTATAATAAATTGATTTGTTATTTTCATAACTATTTAAAATTAATAAATAAATATAATATTTTAAAGATTTTAAAATATATTTCTTATTAATTATAATTTCATCACTAATCATCAATGATTTAAAACTGTCCCTTGAAAATGGTTGTGAAGTAACTGATGGTCCTACATTTGCTGGTATTGAGGAAATTGAATCTCCTGCTGAACTTTGAGGTATTATTGATTGTATTACATCTGATACTCCTTTTGCTGTTTGTTGTTGTATATTCCCCACAAATTGTTGAGTAACTTTACCTATCATTGATAATGGATCAGTTGCCATTCCTACTCCTACATTTTGCGAAGATTTTTGTACTGCTCCTGCTTCTGATAGTGGTAATCCGCTTTGTGACGAAGGTTGAGAAACTGTTGTTGTTGCTCTTGGTGGTGGAGGTGGAGGTGGAGGTGGAGGTGGTGGTGGTGGAGGTGGTGGTGGTGGTCCTCCTATTCCTGGTGGTGGCGGAGGTGGCAAAAATCCTCCTGGTGGAGGTTGTCCTTCTGTTCCTGTTGGTAGTGGAGGTCCTCCTCTTGGTGGTAGCGGAGGCAGTGGTGGTAATATCATAGATTTAGCTGGACCTTCTGTATAATCTGTTAATTTAGGAAATTTACTTTCATCTACTAATTGTCTAAATGCCATTATTATTATTAATAATTCTTCAAATTCTTGAACAGATTTAGATTTATTATTGGTTGTTGACTTTAATTCTTCATTAACAAAATATTTAAGTTGTTCTATATCAATTTTTTGTTTATTTTTTTCTTTATCAACAAAAATAGGTTGACCTTTATTATCTCCTCTTTCATAATAAAGTTTAGAAGTTTTACCTATTAAATCTTTTAATTTATTTTCAACAAATAAATCAAAAATAGGAACATACATTCCAGTATGAAGTGCAATACCTTTTTGTGTATTATAATTAACTTGATTATAATATTTATTAGAAAGTATACTTTTTAATATTCTTGAATATTTAATTATATCAGGATCATCATGTGCTTTTTTAAATTCTAATTTATATTGATCATTTTCTTTTTCTACTTTAAATAATTCTTCTAATTTAGTTTTAACTGTTCTAACATTAGTAAAAACAATATTTGGCTTACCATCAGTCATTGGTGGTAATTTAAACCATTCTTGTGTTTTAAAATTTGTAGATCTATAAAGTGCTGATTTATAATTATCAAAGATTAATTTAATATTATTATCATATATTTTTTCAGGATCATTATCAATAACACCTGTATTTTCAGAAGTTTTATTACTTGATTTTTTATTTTTTATTTTAAATAGTTTGTTATCTATATTTAAAGATTCTTCATTGTCATCATAATTATCTAATAATAAAGAATATATACTAGGAAATTCTTTTTGTGTTAAAACATCTTTTTGTTTATTACCAATAAAAACCTTTGATCTTTTTATATTAAAATCTATTTTTTTTATAAAGTCTATATATATTTGTAAAATTTCACATATTTCTATTTCATTACTACGCAAATCAATATTATTTTCATCTAATGCAAAATATTGTTTAAAAAAATTTTTTAAATCTTCTAATTGATAATTTTCTTTATTATCAACAGCTTCTTTAAATTTTTTTAATTTATCGTATATTTCTTTATATTTTTGTTTATAATTATCAAATAATTTTCTATATATTTTATCATGTGTTTTTTTTTGTTCAGGTGATAATTTTTCATCAGGAATAGGTGTTTCATTTATATATATATCATTAAAATATCTTTTATTATTAGAATCTATATCTAAATCATATTTTTTTAAAAAATCATCTTTAAATATTTCTAAATCATTTATTTTTTCCACTATTTTAATTTCAATTGCCCCACCACGTCTTTTAATTCTTCGGCGCCTTATTTGTCTTCTTTTAATAGGCATCAAAAATTTAATTAGTCTAATCTATTAGATTAATATTAAAAAAAACCAAAAAATAAATTTTTGATTTTTATAATAGTCGCCCCAATTTAATCAAACTTCATGTAGAAGTCGTCATCATCCAATTCCTCCCATGTTGAGTTAGAAACAGACATATCAACCTTCTTCTCAGGCCTGTCCTCGTTCAACACAACCTTGTTCCACGCCCTTCCAACGTACGGTTTAACTTCTACCGGCATGATCTCTGGCTTAGTTTCAACAACCGCAACCTTAATCTCTTCTGGCTCTTCGTCAACATCAAGAGTAAGAAACAAGTTCTTTGAAGTGATGTTATCAACCTTCTTAACTAAGTTTTGCTTGTTCTCAACAGTCTTCTTGCTGTCTGTTGGGCAAATCTTGTTGTAACGATAGGAAACAATCAACTTCTCGCGGTTGGCATAAACAATACGATGCCTGAATCCGCAACTCTCCTTGTCGCAAAGCTGTCCGAAAGTACAATTCTTCTTTCGCGAAGCCGCATTTGGCTCATCCTTCGTGACATCAAGCTTGTCATAAAACTGCTTCACTATCTTTCGCTCCTTGTAAGTGATGTAATGCTTAAAGGCGCAATCGGCATTGATACAGATACAGTTCTGATTACAAGTTGAAACCATTTATTCAGTTTTGATGCAATAACACGAAGTTGTTATATAATTTTTTACATCTAAAAAACTATCATTTTTTTATAAAGATAGTTTAAAAAACAAATAAATTTATTTTTATTCCTTTATAAAACTAAATGAAGGAATGTTATTCACAAATATTTTTAAAATTTGCGAATTACTATAAATTCCACTAGCTTTTTGATTCATTATTTCTTGAACTAATTGAACAATAAAACTATTATAACCATAATATAAGTATTTACTATAAAATCCACATTCTAATATATTCAATAAACTTAATACAGCATTATTATGTCTTCTAGTTGTTTCTAAATTTTTATCAAATAATACAAATAAGTTTTTTTGTTTATCAGTATGTAATATATATTTATCTTTATTTATGCCATAAAGTAAATATTTCTGAGTTATAGAATTAACAGTATTTTTATAAAAAAAGTTTTGAGGATATATCAAAAATTGAGAATTAACATCATGTCTATAAAAATCAATTAATGATATAAATATTTGTACTAATGAAATAAATATTTTTTCATCATCTGTTTCTGTTTGTAAATAATCATAATAATTACCATTATAATATTCTGTTATAATTATATGTAATAGATTATTTAAATCAATACTTTTTTTATCAATATTATATTCATCATAATTATTAATTATTTCTTTTATGATTATTTTATTTCTATGTTTAGATATCTTATCTAAAAGTTCTCTTGATACTTTATAATCATCTGATGTTGATGATTGAGGTGGTTGAGGTGGCAATGTAGTATCAACTAATAATATTCTAGATTCTTTTGATTGTTTATCATCTGATAATTTTTTAATATAGCTTGTTAAAGTTGTATAATCATTACCAGATGTTTGTATTGTTTTTTCATATAAAATTAAATACTTATGATAAAAAAATATATATGTATCATTTGGTGATCTTATAAATTGTTCATCAGTACGACCAGTATCTTTATTACATACTATCAATAATGTTTTAATATTATTATAAGTACATTCAAAGATTAAAAAATTATTTTGTTTAAATTTAGTATTGCCAATATATATTTTTACTTTTATATTTTTATCTAAAAGTTTTAATTCATTACCATTCATATATAATATTGATTTTATTGTATCTTTTAAGATATTTGATTTAAAATATTTATAAAGTAAATATCTTATTCCATATAAATTAGTATCTGTAAAATTATTTGGTTTTTTACTGTCTTCAATTTCTTTTTTAATTATTTTTAAAATTGAATCACAGTCAATATTAGTACCTTCTTTTATATCATTTATACTATTAGCATATTGTAATAACTTTTTATTACAAGTCATTTATTTTTCTATATATTCAAAGCATTTTTATTAAAGTAGTTAAATATCCGGACTTTACATAAATAAAATCACATTATTAATCAGATAATGAAGAAATATGTTTTTATTATTGATTTAGATGCAACCATTATTGGTAATTGTAAATATCAATTAGAATTGTATAAACAATATATGTTATTAAAAAGCAAAGGAATAAAGATCAATATTAATAAAATATTTCATAAATTTTATGCTGAAAAAGCAAAATTATGTCGCCCATATTTCATTTATTTTATGAATAAAATGCGAGAATTATACAAAAATAATGTTTATTTTTATGTATATACAGCATCTTCTCATGAATGGGCTAATTTTGAAATAAAAATAATAGAAAAAGCGAATAATATTAAATTTAATAGACCAATATTCACTAAAAACGATTGTAAATTAGACACCAAAGAACAAAGATATGTTAAAATGATTACGCCTATTTTAAATAAAATCAAACCAAAAGACCCTGAAATAATTATTATTGATGACTGTGATGTATATAAGGACTTTAAAGAATCTCATATTTTATGTAGACCATATAAATATACAATCTTTTGCGAAATACATAATTATTTGTTACCTGAACAAAAAAATATTAATAATGTATTAATATGTCCTTTTACAAACAAAACTAAACAATATAAATGGTTATATAAAAAATCCAAAGATGTTGATAACAAAAATAAAGATTTTTTAGAAGATAAGTTTTGGCTATTTTTAACAAATACAATTCTTAAACATAAAATATCAAATTATAATCCAAATATTATAAAACAATTAACAACAATTGCTAACAGTTATTAATATTTAGTACAATAATTCATGTTGTATATATAATATAACCAGTAAAATGGTCCTAAGAATATACCTAATAATACACCAATAGTTTTATCAGTTACCGAGCCATTATAAAAGAGACATATGAAAGAAGCAAAGAAAGCTGTAATACCGGCAATAACCCAAACTAAAATTAAAATAGAGATAAATAGACCAAAAACAGACCATCCGGCAGAAGTGGAAATTGCTTGATTATCATAACCATAACCATAATATCCACGACGATCACCACCATCACGTGTTAAACTTATATCAATTTCATGTCTAGTTTCAGGATATTCTTGGCGAGAAGATCTCCAACCCCAATTATTCCATCCAGAATTATCACGATAGTATCGGTTATCATTATAGTCAGTACGATTATAACCATAATCGTGATAATCGCGATTATAACGATTATAACTATCATCGCGATTATAACGATTATTTACAGAAGGGGGGGGATATATATCACTTGGTTTTGGAGGATTATTAATATCAAAATTAAGTTTTTTTCCATTACTATCATAATATACGCGATTTCCATTACTATCATAATAAGGAGGTGGATACATTATGTCAGGACTTGGAGGATTATTAATATCAAGATTATATTTTTTTCCATAACGATCATAATATACACGATTTCCATAATTATCATAATAAGCTAGTATTGTAGTAGTAGCAGGTTTTGATGAGGTTGCGGCAGCACCTGTGGCAGCAGCTCCTGTGGCAGCAGCACCTGTGGCAGCAGCACCTGTGGCGGCAGCACCTGTGGCGGCAGCACCTGTGGCGGCAGCTCCTGTGGCGGCAGCTCCTGTGGCGGCAGCACCTGTGGCAGCAGCTCCTGTGGCGGCAGCTCCTGTGGCGGCAGCTCCTGTGGTTCCTGCTGTGGTTCCTGTTGTGGTTGTAGTGGCATCAAAGAATTCAAATTGACCGTATTCCATCATTTTTTATAGTTCTATATTATATATATTTTATTTTATTTTTCATAAAAATATATTATCATTAATAAAGCATCGCATACATCATCTTTTTTTTTTAAAGTATTTATATATGATAATATTTCATCATTTTTATAAGTATTTTCTAATAAGTAAACAGCAAAATATATCGCATCTAATTTATTTTGTTTATATTTATCATTAACTATTTTATCACCATATTTATTGATAATTTTTAATTTATGTTTAGGTGATACATAATGTGTTTCAATATCCATATTTAAATGTTTAGAAGTCATTTTAAAATAAGTATTAATAGTTGTTTGAATACATTTCATTTCAGATCTCATTTGACATTCAATTAAAACTATTAATTTTTCATCAAAATTAACATTTAATTCTTCCATGATAGTATCAAGAAATTCAATCGTATTATCAATCATATTTTGAATATCGTTTTTTTTAGAATTTAAATCAACTTTATTTATATTTAAAATATTTAACTTACCTTCATCAATTTTAGCAAAACAATATGCCATATTTTTAATACCTACATCAAATGATAATAATTGTGTCATAATAATATATAATATCATGATAGTTTTATTTATATTTCGCAGGGATTTAAGGACATATGATAATACTACTCTCAATTTTATTAAAAGTAAATATCCGAAAACTTCAATATTACCGATATTTATATTCAATAAAATACAAATTGACGAAAAAATAAATAAATATTATTCTAAAAATTCAGCACAATTCTTATTTGAATCATTAGATGATCTTAATAACAACTTAAAAGAACTCAACTTTTATTATACAGACAATGAGATTGATGTTATAAATAAATTAAATAAAAAATTTAAATTTGACTATATTGCTTATAATAAAGATTATACACCTTACGCAAAAAAAAGAGATTTTGAAATTGAAAAATATGCAAAACAAAATAAGATAGAAATTATCTCAAAAGAAGATTATACATTACATGATATCGGCACAATCCTAAAAGACGACAAAAAACCTTATTTAAAATATACACCATTTTATAAAAAATCAATATTGAAAATTCCGAATCCTGTTAATTCTAATGCCAAATTCAATTTCATTAAGGATCCTTCATCTGCTTCCTTAAATCAAATGATTTTTATAAGACCAAAAGAAAATAAGAATATTTTTGTAAATGGTGGTAGAAAAAATGCTTTACTTATTTTAAACAAGCTCAAATCAGGTTATCATAATAAGTATGATACTGAGAGAGAATATCCTTTTTTAAATAAGACAACTAGATTAAGTGCTTATATTAAATTCGGTTGTGTAAGTATTCGTGAAATTTATTTTTCATTACCGATAAAACATGGAATAATAAGAGAGTTATTTTGGCATGATTTTTATGCTATAATTACATTCTATTTTCCATATATATTTGAAAAATCATTTTTAACAAAATATGAAAAAGTCAAATGGGATTATAATGAAGTTTTATTAAATAAATGGAAAGCTGGAATGACAGGTTTTCCGATTGTTGATGCTGCAATGAGACAATTAAATGAGTCTGGATGGATGCATAATCGTTGTCGCATGATTGTTGCCTCATTTTTAACAAAAAACTTATTTATGTATTGGAAACATGGCGAAAAATATTTTGCTACAAGATTAGTAGATTATGATCCTTCATCTAATAATGGCGGTTGGCAATGGTGCGCATCTACTGGAACAGATTGTCAACCATATTTTAGAATATTTTCTCCATTACAACAATTGAAAAAATACGATAAAGATTGTCAATATGTCAAAAAATGGATACCAGAACTTAGAAATGTCCCAAATAAAATTATTCTCAATTGGGAAACAAAAAATAAAGATATTAATATCAACTATCCTAAGCCAATATTAGACATCAAAGAAACTTCTAAGTTATTTATTAAACGATTTAAGGAGATTTAATTAAACTCTTAAATGATTGTGTGATACTTGGAATCGTTATATACACACATTCATTTTTGATTCCATTTGCTTCACAATAATTTTTATATAATTTGTATAAATTAAAAGCAAATTCTTTAATTGTCTTGAATTCATTTTCATGTTTTAATTCATATTTACTAATAATCTTCTCTAAATCAGCATTTGAACTATCAACTCCAACATCTTTGATTGTATCATAAGGAATATTCTCATATTTAATGAAATTACCATAAACAATCTCTTTCAAATAGTTATTAGTTTCAACAGATAATATTTCATTTTTAAGCGTTTCTTTATCAACATATTCAATATCATTATCAATCATTAAATTTATCAATTTATTTCTTGAAAATTTAGTCAAATTATCACAATGAATACCTTTTTTAAGATAATATACTTTAATTGATGTAATTAATTCATTTTTATTAAGTTTAGTAATATCAGACATTTTATATAATTTAAATAAATTTGTAAAAAAATAATCAATTTTTATAAAAAAATGATTTTATGATTTAAAGAACTTATTACGCATAATTATGTCGTCCATCGCATCAATTGTAAGTATGAATACTGACGAGAAGTTCTATGAGAATGAGAATGGAGTTTATTTCAAGTCTTCATGGCCTTCTCAGTGGCATCTTATCAGCTTCGTCATTGACGAAACAACTTACAATTGCTGCGAGCAGTACATGATGGCTGAGAAGGCACGCTTTTTCAACGACAAGGAGTCTGAGGTTCTCATCATGGGAACTGACGAACCGAAGGAGCAGAAGTCATACGGTCGTGGTGTCAAGAATTTCAACGAGGACGCATGGAATGTAGTCGCTGACATGGTTGTCTATCGCGCCAATTTTGCCAAGTTTTCACAAAACAAGGATCTCAGACGCAAGTTGTTGTCAACTGGCGGCAAGATTTTCGTTGAGTGTTCGCCGTACGACAAGATTTGGGGCAACGGACTCAATATCACTGACACACTTCACACACATCCTGATTTCTGGAAGGGAACAAATCGTCTCGGCAAGGCGATCATGAAGGTTCGCGAGACATTGCGAACTTTGTAAAAAAATGATGGAAGTTGGATGTTTTTTAAGAAGCAGCAGAAAGAGTTTCTTTTTGTTGCTTCCATAGAGCAGTAGCAGCTTTCATTCTGTCTTTTGGTGGAATTTCTTTATTTTCTACTTTAAGCATAAAATCTTTGATAAATAGATTGTAGGCAGATGCTGGTTTTTTAACTTTTTCAACAGCATCACCATTTGCGTCTTTTGAACCAACACTCTTTACACTTGCTTTAAGAATTTTAGTTAACTCAACAATAGTGTAAGTTTTATCAATATCAACAGACGCTACGAACTTATCAATAATTTCTTTTGTTGTCATTATTTTTATTTCTAATATATTGGTCTAATGTTTATATACCTTTATGAAAAAAAATGATTATTTATATTAAAATATTATTTATTATAAAAAATGAATAATGGCGGTTTTAAAAGCTTTCAAGATTTTGAACCAGTTGTTTTAAATAAAAAGAAACCTGTTGCCAGTGCCGCAAATCTACAATCAAAATCACATATTCATATTGATAATAAGAATGCTCTTGATAAAGAAGAATTGCCAAAAACAGTCTATTATACAATTGAACAACTCAATCATATTAAAGATTTAAGAGCGTTAGCTGGATTAAATCAAGAAGAAGCTTCAATGAAAATCGGAGGTGTTGGCAAAGATTTCTTTAATAAGGTTGAAGCAAATAAACTACAATTTAATCAAAAAACTTATAATACTATTATTAGTGCTTTGAATAGAGCTCTAAAAACAAAAATGAAAAATGAAAAAGTTTAAAAAACCTTCTTTTTAATAATATCAATTTCTTTTTTTAACTCTTTAATAGCCTCAACTATTAAACCTGTCATATTTCCATATGCCAAGTTATAATAACCATCTTTATTTATTATAACTGCCTCTGGTAAAACTTCATTAACCTCTTGTGCTATTAATCCTGTTTGTCTTTTTTGGTTTTCATCTGTGCTATTTGTTAATTTATATGTAACACCATTTAATGAACATAATTTATCTAAGGCATTCTCAATATTCTTTATGTCCTTTTTCAGTCTTAAATCAGAATATGTATATAATAAACCATTCAAATAAATATTAAAATCATCTGTTATTGATTTATATTCGCATATTATTGCGTCAGTATATTGATTATCATTTGATATATACATATTGTCTTGATAATATGTATTTGAATTATTTAAAATTGATATCACAAAATTACTTTGATTTGTTCCCATTTTATAAACATTATTTACATTTTGAAAATTTGTATTAAAATGAATAAATGATTTTTCAGTACATGAATTTAATGTAATAAAATTATCATTATCTGGAAAATTATTAATTTGAAATAAATTATTTGATTCAGGATTCATATTATCGCCATTTATGATAACACCTCCTTTATAATTATCACGATTATATACACTAGGATTTAATATAATATTTTTAGTATTTAATTTAAAGTTAACATTTGATGAAACATTTTCTATTATAGATAAAACATTATCATATAGCGAAACTCCTTTACTATTATATATATTTCCTGTTAAATATATATCATTTGTTTCAATACTTCCAGTTGTTTTTAATGTTCCTTTTTCATCAATATTTAACAATTTATAATTATCAAGATATATCTCATAATCATTGGTATAACTATAAATGTTATGATATCTATTATAAATATTCTGTTGTTGTATAGTTGGTAATTTACTAACTGTATTAATTAAATTAATAGGAACTTTTATTGGAACAGATACAGTATTATTAATATAAGTATCATATATATCAAAAATCATTACATTTATTGGTATATATCTTCTCACACCAAATAATAGTATTTCATATTGTTTTTCAATATATTCTATAAATGATGATGTTGACAATCCATATGATGTATTTGTTTTTAAATAACGAAAACGATTATTAATTGTAACATCAGGATTATTCAAATGATTATTTGTAACAGTTGTTGTAATTACATTACTATATTGATTATATATACTTGTCGGTATTGAATTATCATATCTTAATAAATTATATGGATATGATGATAATGTTACATCCAATTGATTTATAATAAACTGACTGTATTTATTATAAACTATAATATTTGAAAAATTAATAGAATGATAAGTAAATGTTACTAAATTGCTCCCATAATCACTAATATCATGTGAAGGTTCAGCAATATTAGTCATAATATTTACATGTACACCTGATATTAAAGTGATTCTTGATGAAAATAAATATGAGATTGAAGAAGGTACAGTATAATATAATGTTAATGATGTTAAATTACCATTATCATAATTACCAGATGTTAAATCATATGTTACTTCCTTATTATCATAATTATTATTCACATAAGTTAAATTTGAATCATAAGATAATAATGGAGGTAATAAATTATATGTATATGTATTGCTATCATATTTGAAATTATTATCTGTTGTATCAACATCAATATAATTAGCATAAACATTTGAAAAATTATAAATAATATTTGTTGCTATCGCGTTAGAATTTACACTAAATAATGTATTTTGAACTTCATAATTTGCTATCGGATTATTTAACTTATATCTAACACCAGTTGTTGTATATTCTACTGTAAAATCATTTAAAATATCTAAGTTACTTGTTATTATTAAATTTTCAATATTACTATAACGATTTGTTAATTTAATTGAAGGTAAATTTGAATAACTATTAACATTTAATGATGTATTTGTTATTATATTATTTGAATTTATATTTAGAATATTAGAATTATTATAATTAAAATTAAAATTACTATTGATTGTTAAATCCCAATTATTAGATGAATTATTTTGTTTTATACCTATCTTCACAGGATTCGTTGATACATTTGTAAGTTTTAATAAATAATTAGGAGTATTATCATTGATATGTAAAACTGTATCTTGAACTAAACATTTATAATTAGTATTATCATAAAATTGACCATTACCTATATTGAATATATTTGTATTTGATGTAGTTGTATAACATCCAAATAAAGGAGATGATGTTGATATTGGAACAATTTCAAATAATGTGCTATTTTCATAACTTCCTGTTGAAGAATTTGTTGAAACTCTATTTGTTATATGTGATACTTTAAGTTTTACATTGTCAATTATTGAATTATCTAATCCTGTACGTTCTGATGTATTTACTAAGTTAATATCAAGTGTTGCCGATGATTTTAATGATAATAATGTTGGTGTTGGAACATTCATAAATGTTTTTCCTTTACAATTAAAATTACCAACGCATGTATCAAAATTATCATTGAATGTATAAAATGGTGAATATTTAGTCGTATCATTAATTGAATCAGCCCATCTTGAACTTAAAGAATTATAACCAACAATTAATGTATTTTTTGGATATAATTTTATTAAATTTCCTACAACAATAACATCAGTATTATTAGTATTTACATTCTGTTGATGTGAATTTATTTCAGTTTCTTTAACAATTGTATTCATTGAATAAACTAAATTATAAAAATCGCTTATGTTCAATGAAACATCCCATGCTGATTTTAAAGCATTATTTGTATTTAATATAGACGCATTTAATGTTTCTATTAATGATATAGCATTTGCTAAATTATTACCAATAAGCGTATTAATAGCATCTGAAATTTGATAAGATGAATTCGCAAAATCATAAGTTTTATTTATGAAAATAATATATTTATTTGTAATATTATATGCTATATCAATAAATTCATATTTATTATAATTACTAGTTTGAATATAATTTTGTAAAATAATAATATCATTATAAATCTCATCAAGCAAGTTTGTTATATAATTTATAATATTTATATTATTATCATTTGCTGTTTTTATAGCATCATTAATTAATAATAAATAATTATAATTTGATAATAAATTGATAGCCGATGATTTATAAGAACCATATAATATTTTATTATTAGTAATAATATTATAAATATCTGTTATTCCTGTTTGTATAGAATTCAATGTATATAATGTTAATATAACAGGAGATGTTCTATCATAAGTTATAATATTGCTATAAATATTTGATGAATAATTACTATTATTTTTAGATATTGGCAAATATATTGCTCTTTCTGTAATTATATTATAATAGATTGTATTTGTATTATTAAAATTAATTTGTGCTGTTGATGAAACATTAATTGATATTGGCTGATATACTGATGGCAATAATAGATTTGAATAATATTTATTATATTTGCTAATTATACTATTATTAATATTTGATGTTACTATATAATTATTTTTTGAAATATTACAATTAATTATTGAATAATTTCCTAAATTTGTATTTGACCATGATAATGGTGATAATCCATTTATTTCTATATTTTTATTACTTGAATATGAATAAATATTTGAAGATAATCTTAAAATTGAATAAGCATCATTTAAATAGTTACTATTATTTAAATCAACATTTGATAATGTTTTATAATAATTTGATGAATTCACATATATATTAGATGAAATTAAAATATTACTATTACCTGTTTGAAGAATTCCATTAATATCAGTTGTTAATGTAATATTAGAATAGGTATTTGAAATGGACGCATAAATATTTAATGTTGAAAAATACAATTGTTGTGTTAAATTATTGTAATTGTAAGCAATATTCAAATAATTTTTAACATTACTTGATATATTTGATAATGTTGAATAAATATTTGATGATATTAAATATACATTTGATGAAGATTTAAAATTATTACTTGAATTTTGTATGATTATATTTGAAGTAGTATAAATCTCATTAAATGATATATTTGAATATACACGATAATCTGTTAAATTACTTGTATAATTGTTTAACATATATGTATTGACTATTGAACCATATAGAGTATTGACGTTTGAATTTAAAACATAATCATTTGCCTTTAATAAATAATTATTAATATTAGCATTCACATTAGACTGTAAATTACTTATATTTGAAGCCAACTGTGAATTGCTTTGCGAATTTGGTATATTAATATTATAATTAGAATTATAGAAGATATTACTGATATTTGAATGAACATTTGATGATAATGTATAAATATTTGTAGATATATTTAAAGCATTGTTTGATGTTAATACAGTGTCTAAATAAATTGTTCCTTCATTTCCCATAGCATAAATCTTATTTATAATAGTTGTTAATGGATTTGGTGCAAATGTTATATTATTGTTATTAAACTTGTAATTTCCTGTAATATTTACAGAACCTTCAATATTCAAATCACCTACTATTTTTACATTACCATTTACATTAACAATATTACTTGTATTAATATTTTCATTATATGTTTTGGAATTATTAATATCTATGAAATATGTTGAATTAAAACGATTGTAATAAAAATTTATACAAGACTTTGATGGACTATAACTATTCATCATATAGCCAATTTGTAGTGGTCCCGCAAAATTAGCCTCATTTGCTACATGTTTTTTATAAATATACCATTTATTCTTATTTACATCATTTAAATTACTTGGATCATCGCAGAAATCAATACCAGAATAAACAGAATTTACGCTTGCCTTATAAAAACTAATTACACTATTATTGATTGTTTTTTGATTATAAACATTATTCTTAATTTGTAATGGTATTGTTATATTGCTATCTCTGTTTGATACACCAATCCCAATATGAGCGTTTTGATTCCAAGCACTATTTGAATTAATATATTTGAATGTTGCTACTTTAAAATCATTCTCATAATAACCATCATCATATGAATTTATACCACCAACTACATTTAAACGTTTTCTATTTGACGTATTTAAATATTGATTAACACCTACATTTAAACTATCAATATTTGTTGAATTATCTGTATAAATTACAGGTAATTTACACTTATAAGTATTACTATTTGCGTCAGTAATATAATAATCTTTTGCTAATATTTCACCATTCACTTCTAATGTTTTTATTGGCTTATTTGTATTGATACCAATCTTATTATTTTCCATAATTGCCAAATTTGGAACAAGTTTTTTAAGGTCTGTTTTATTTTTACCAGCATAAAAATAAATATTATTCCATGTTGAATTAGCCTGTGTTAATATAATCAAACTGTTATCAGTTTGTGAATTTAATGAATTTAATTCATTATGTCCAATATATGCCTTTGAACTTGCTTCAATTGACAAATCCTGTAAAAATATTTCAAATTTATTTTTATTTACTGTTCCGGGTTGTTTATAAACATTTAAAATATTGTTATTATAAACAATATCAACATTCTCAACTTTTACACCAACACCTAAATATCCAGTTAAATTTAAATTACTTGATATTGATGATAATGAAGATAATGAAGATAATGATGAATTGGATGATGATAATATATGTCCTCCATAAGTAATATTACCTGTTACATTAAGATTATTTACAGTTATTACATCAGCATTTATATCATCATTAAACGTTACTGTTGATGAAAAATTAACTGGTCTATTAAAGTCACACGTCGTTCCATTATTAGTTCCAGAAACTTCAAAATTACCTAAAACTTTTAAACCATTTGTTGTAATATTACTTGTAGTTAAATTAGATGTAATTGTAGCATCACCATAAACATTTAATTTATAATTTGATGTAGAATCACCAATTTGTATATTTGAATTAAAATAAAATTCAGCCTTATTGAAAACTCCTCCATAAATTTGGTTAGCATTTAATGTTAATCCTGTTTGTCTAACAAAGATACTATCTAAACTTTTATCCGATTTTGAATAATAATCATACATTAATATCGTCTTAGCATACATTGTTCCATTTACATAAAATTTTGGATATTCTGTAACATTTGACATTTCAATTGATAATAAATTATTTTTATAAACAGTATAAGATAATGATTGTGAAATAGTATCTAAATTAACTAAAACTATTCTATTTGTATCTATCGCCAATTGTGGAAAATTAGAATCAACATAACTAGGATTTTGACTACGATTAATAAGATCACCATTTGGATTTATATATAAGGAATCTATTGTTGTATTTGTATTATTTATATTAAAGTGTAAAGGCATATTAGAAGATGTAATTATATGCGCGGGCGAATCTGATGAATTTCCAATAACACCCAATGATATTTGTGATGGTATATAATCAACTACTTCATTATTTGTAATAACAAATTGAATATTTGAGATAGATCCATTACAATTCTTTGCTATTTTTAAAGCATTTGTATTATTGTTAGCATCATTAATTGTTCCTAATGTTACATTATAATTTGTATAAATATTGTATTGTCTATAATCTCGTATTTGATAAAATAAAGCATTTGCTGATATCTCATTAATTATTTCAGATAATGTAGAATATGGAGTTATATTATTTGAAATTGTTATATTACTGGCATGAATCGCTCCCGTACATAATATATTTCCATTAACAACAAATGACGCATCAGTATTACTATTAAGTTGTGTTCTAGTTGTATTAACACCAGTATTATTATCAGTTACAACTAATTTATAAATATGATTCAATTTATTACTATCATTAATAGCAGATGGAGGAATTGTTTCGGCAACTGCTAATCGTGTATTTATAAAATTATATTTAATAAAATCCAAATTAGAATTATTCTCTAATCCGATACCTATTGAATCAATTTGTATTCTGTTATAATCCATTTATATTTATATATAAATAATTTTTAATAACTGTTTATATAATATGAATAATAACAAAAAAATATTATTTTTAATATTTATATTACTTATTGATTTTTATGTATATATACCACTAAGAATTAAAAAAAATTTTACAAGAACAGTTGAAATTAATAATTATTCATCTTGAAGCATCTTTAATATAACGCGTTTAATCATTTTTAATTGTTCATTAATTTCTGTGTTATTTTCAATCTCGTCTTCGGTAGCATTATATAAATATAATAAAATATGAGATAAGAATTTCTTTAATGCTAGATCATCTGATGATTCATCGCGAGGCTTTAAATAATTAAAAATCATCTTTTCCTTATCAGATACATCTGATTTATTTGATATAAAATGTTTCTTGCTTTTTGAATATAAATTCTTGTAAGTTTTAGATGTTCTTGCTGGTTTAGTAGTAGTACTCATATTTCTATATTATTATAATAATTTAAAAAATTTAATCTTTGATATCTAATTGTCCATAATAGATTAATGCCTCTTTACTTACATTATTCTCTGCATCTTTCTTTGAAAATCCAGTAGCAGTCGCAATTGTATCGTTTGAACGATTTCTAACACAATAACTAAATATTTTTACGCAGTCTTTTGTTATTATTCCCAATTCATAGAATTTAGGCGTGTCTTGAATAGAATGTTGCATATATGACACAAGCATATCTTTATAATTTGTTTTCTTTAATATTAATTCACTAAAATCAATATATGTCTCTATAATTGTTATTATCCATTTTTCAGCAATATAATAACCCGCACCTGTTAATGCTGATAATTTAATTTTATCAGGCATCTTAACTTGATCATCTTGATTCTGAAAATCAGTATATAACGCACCTATAAATGCCTCAAATATATCCTCCATAATCTTATAATTACTTCTACCATTTGACTCTTCTACTTGTTTTGATATTATAGCAAATTTATTAAATCCTATTTCATTTGATAAAAAGCCTAACATTTTACCGTTTACAATTCTTGTTCTTATTTTTGATAAGAACCCTTCGTTTTGGTCTGGAAAACGAAAATAAAGATAATTAGCAACAACCATATTCAAGATAGCATCTCCTAAAAATTCAAGTCTCTCATATGACATATCTTGAAGTGGAATACAATCTTTGGGACAATTAGTGTTACCCGTAGCAAAGTCAGCATTCTTCATTGTACAATATGATTTATGAATAAATGCTGTTCGGTATAAATTAATATTATTATATTTAATTTCTTCTAATCCATTACTATCAAAGAATTTCCTTAAATCATCATCTTTTAACATAATATTATTATTATTATAAGGTAATTCATCGGATTGAATTACTTTTGTTTTATTATGAATACTCTCTATTTTTTTCATTATAAAATATATTAATAATTATAATTATATCATTTTTTATTGATGTTTTGGATTTAGATTTGATGAATTAGCACTATTAGCAGGCTGAACAGTGCTTGGTATATGTGTTGTAACACTTTGAATATTACTATTGTTTTGTAATCCAGGTGGTATATTACTGTTGTTTTCAAATTTTTCAATAATAGTAAGACGCTCTATTTGACCTTGTGTATTAGAAAAATAATAATTCATCTATTTATAATATTAAAACAAAAAAAATTACATTGGTCCTCTTGGTTCTACTAAATCATTGTTCCTAATACGAATATTCCATCTATCATCTTTATGATAAATAAAGACTGTTAAATGATCAACAATAATTGCGTTTTTTCCTGACTTTATAGCACCAATCTGTATTTTAATAGTTTCTAAAAGATTGAAAGAACCATAATAGGGGCAATAAAATGATATTTCAATCGGACGATTGCTGTCATTGATATAATCTTGAATGAATTTAATGATCGTGTCAATTTGCTCAATAGTAACCATCTTTTTCTTTGATTATGATTTTATGTTTTATAAATAAAAATCAATTTTTTATTAATTTATATTCAAAGAAATCATTTTCCTTTTTTATTAATATTAATTGTAATCCTTTATTAATAACTATAATTACCTTCTTATTGTGATAATAAGAATCATACTTATTTTTCCATATCTCTAATCGTTCAATTAAAGATTTTAATGACCTGTTAGAAACATGTATATTTAAGGAGCTGAATATACATGTTTTCCAATACAGAAAACTTAAATTTACATCTGTTATTTTTTCTCTATTCTCTAATTTAAAATTTTCAATCATCTTATTTAAAATTATATTATGACTTTTTAAAATTTCACTTAAATTAAATAATCCTTCAATAACTCTCTTATCCCATTTTTCTAATACAGGAACTACTTCTGCTCTTATCTTTCCTCTTTGACTCCATGTAGGCGTACTATTTTTCAAATAAGGTAAGTTATGATCTTTCGCAAATTTATAAATTTCATCCTTACTTACATCAATCAATGGTCTTATAAATATGATGTCATCTATTTTAGATTTATATTCAAATCCTGTTAAATTCTCATATTTATTATTGTAAGCAATATTTGTTAAAATATTTTCTAAACAATCATCTTTATTATGACCTAAGATTACTATTGGTTCTTCATTTTTCATAGCACATTTATATGAATTAAAACGCACTCTTTTTGTATAACTTTCATAAACATCCCTTAAATCATTCTCCATACATATTTTTCTCTTAATTTCATTTATTTTACGAACATATAACTTAACATCAAAGAAGGCGCATAAATTTCTAAGAAACTTGACTTCATCTTCTACTTCTTTCCTATTATTGTAATTAATATGAACAGCAATAACATTTATATTTTTCATAAAAGATAAATTATACAAACATACAACAGAATCAACGCCTCCTGATAAACTTATTATTACTGTTCTATAATTGATATTAACGAAATTGCCAATTTCATTAAGTTTTTTATTACTTATTATTTTATCTGGATTATTATCTAATATTTGCGTATCATAAATACAAGGATAATCATAGCAATCTAATTTTTCTTCAAATATAGCACGATTAAAAGTTGCCTTAATAAATTGTTTAGGAATTGGCTCAATTTTCCAACATTCATCCATAACAAATAATAGATTTTCGCGTATATTTGAATGTCTATAAACAAGCATGTAAAACATCCAATTTGTAAAATTTAAATTTTTAATAAATAAATCATTCTTAAATTTGTCAGCAATCTCAATTGCCTTTCTATTAAAATAAGTTAAGATATGCTTGCTTTGTTCTTTCCTATAATAATGTCGCGTTAATTGATCATAAATTAATATTCCTAAAATAGGCTTTTCATGTATTTCATATGAATATTCATTTATTAAATGACCATAAGTATTTGATAAATATTCATCGTTCTCATCATTTTGAAAAAACCAATATTTGTTTCTTTCAATCCAATCTTTATAAAATATATCCATTTTGTGATATATTTTATAAAAAAAATAAAAATCAATTTTTAATTATTGTAATATTCATCGGCAAGACCATAATCAATGGCTTCTTCTGCGTTCCATTCAATATCTTTCTTCAAAATTTTAGTTAATTTCTTTTCTGTTAGAGAAGTTTTCTCAACATAAATATTTGTTAGATGTTCTTGAAGTTTCTTAAAATTTAAATATTCATCCTCTAAATAAGACATCTTACCCCAAACACCAGAACTCAATTCATGAATTAGAATATAAGCGTTTTTACCAATATATCTCTTTTTACCACTAACACTAATCAATGTTCCTGCTGATGCTACATAACCATCAACAACTGTATAAACTGGAAGAGATAATGAATTCATACAATCAACAACACTAAAAGCTGCGTGAATAACACCTCCATTTGTAGTCAAATGTAAATAAATTGGTACAGGATCAATATTGAATGACATAAATTCTTTTTTTAATTTAAGTTCTAAATCTCTTAGAGCAGTATTTAAACTAGATGCTGATGTGTGGTCAATGTCTTTATTAAAATAAATGTGATTTCCCATTACATGAATACCTGATGTTGATGGAGTTCTATTAATAATGATATTAGGAGTTTTTTGTTCTTCTTCATCTTCTTCGTCATCATCACTTGCTTTTCTTTTTTTATTAACAACGGCACTAGTCCAGTTATATTTTTTGCTCATTTTATTATATTAATATCGGCTAATCTTTATATTAAGAAAAAATGATTTTAATTATTATAATATTTGTCATCACAATGGGAGGAGGAGAAAGCAAATATGTTCAACGTCAAGAAAGATTTGTTAAAGCTAATATTGAAAACTTAAAAGAAGTATTACCTAAGCGTTATTATAAACAACAAATTGAAGGAAAATTAAGACAATTATATGCGCAAAGTGATTGTAATAGAGAAAATAGGACTGCTTATATCAATGAATATGATTGGAATAAAGCTAAAATATCAGCAAAATTAGTTTACACCGACTAAATATAAATGTATATAAATGATACTTAAAATTATTTATACAAACATGTATAAAAAGTTAAATTTATTTGTAACTGGTGGTTGTGGTTTTATTGGTTCTAATTTTTGTAATTATATTGCCGATAAAGTTAATAAACTTGTTATCATTGATAAATTAGACTATATATGTAATGAAAAAAATATTGATTCTATTCTTAAAAAGAAAAATGTTTTTTTCATTAAAGACGATTTGGTAAAACATAATTTTTTAGAAACTTTTGAAAAACATAATATCAATTATGTAATTCATTTTGCTGCTCAAACACATGTTGATAATTCATACGAACATTTTAAAGAATTTATTAATGATAATATCATGGCTACTTATAAACTATTTGATGCCATTCATAAATATTCAAAATTAATCAAAACTATTCATTTTTCAACAGATGAAATATATGGTTCTAGTGAAGATGGTGTTTTTTTTACTGAACTATCTAATTTTAATCCAACAAATCCATATGCTTCAACCAAAGCATCATGTGAAATGATAGTTAATACTTATAAATATACTTATAAATTACCAATTATTGTTACAAGATGTAATAATGTTTATGGTAAATTTCAATTTTTCGAAAAAGTTATTCCGCTATTTATTCATAGAGCAATTAATGACCAAGAATTGACTATTCACAAAGACGGTCAATATATTCGCGACTTTATTCATGTAAATGATGTTATTGAAGGTGTTCTTACTATCATGGAAAAAGGAATATTTGGTGAAGTTTATAATATTGGTAACGATAACCCTATTAAAATTATTGACCTTGCTAATATGATTATTAATAAAGTTGGAAAAGGGAGAATTACGTATATCAAAGATAGAGCTTTTAATGATTTCCGTTATCCTCTTGATGTTTCTAAATTAAAAAGTTTAGGTTGGATAAATAAAGTTGATTTTAATGATGGTCTAGATGAAGTTATTAACTGGATTAAAGAAAATCACGATTATTTTAATGAAATTAAAGGTAAATCTTTTAATGACATCAGAGGTAAATTACAATTTATTCCAGTTCCAACAGAAGTCGTAAAACAACAACTTGTTTCTACAAACAAAAAAGACGTTGTCAGAGGTATTCATACATCACCTTACGCAAAACATATCATTTGTATTAAAGGCTCTTTTATTGATTATGTTATTGATTTTACTACAATGACTTATAATAAATATTATATTTCAAGTGATAATTTAAATAAGGTTTATGTTCCTCCAAATCATGGTCATATGTTCATTTCATTAGAAGATGATAGTACGATGTTTTATCAAATTGAAGGAATTTATAATCAAGAAAATGAAAAGAATTATAATTATCTATGTCCTTTTATCAATTTAGATATTCCTTTTGAAAATAATTATATTTTAAGTGAACAAGATAAAAAAGCCGATTTTTTCAAGAAAGTTGATTATGTTCTTCTTGGTGCTTCTGGTTATTTAGGAAGTAAAATTGAAGATGAACTTAAAAAACAAAATAAAAATTATATCATTCTTAATACAAGACTTGAAAATACTGATTTACTTAAAAAACAATTAGAATTTTATAAACCTAAGTATGTTATTTCTGCTGCTGGAATTAGTGGAAAACCTTCAACATCTTGGTGTGATAGTAATAAGATTGAAACATTAAATACTAATATAACATATCAATTAACACTTGCTAATATCTGTAAAACACTTAATATTCATTTAACTATTCTAGTTACTGGGAATGTATATAAATATGATAAAGATAGATTATTTAAAGAAGATGATGAACCAAACAATGAATCTAATTATTATTATAAATGTAGAGTTTTATTAGAAAAATGCCTAAGTTGTTACGATAATATTCTATTACTTCGCATCTCTTATCCTGTAAGCTTAGATAATCATCCAAAATGTCTTATATCAAAACTTAAAAATCGTTTAGATAATATTGATAATATCAAAATTAATATAACTGTTATCCCAGAACTATTTAAGAATATTCCAATGATTATTGAAAAAAATCAAACTGGTTTATTAAATTTTGTTAATAAAGGTCATATTTATTTACATGAATTATTAAAAATTTTAAATTTTGAAAATTATAAAAATAATTATAATGAAGATAATCAATTTGGTCTTCTTGATACATCAAGATTAGAAAGTTTGGTTGAAAAAGACAAAATATCTCATGTATTTGATGCTATAATTATGAATAAAAAGTAATTAATTATAAATATTATTTAATGATTGTGAATTCATGTATTTACTTGGTTCATATTTATTTTTCTTTACAACTTCTTCTTTGGGTTTTGTTTTGATTGTTTGTTTTTCTTTTTTTAATATTTGCGCAATTTTCAAATCAGTTTCATATTCTTTTTTTTGTTCATAAGTTATTAAACCAATCATTTTATTATATTCAATTTTTCTCATTTCTGCTAAAAATTTTTTACTCATTATATTTTATAACTTTTAAATACAATATCATTTTTTATTATCATTATTATATAGAATAAACATATGGGTGTTTCGCAAAGTACGCCAGTAAAACAGCAACCTATACAACCAAAATCAATTAGTCAAAAGAAACTTCCTTCTAATAACAAAAAAGATCCTGTAATGGATAAACTCAAAAGTAAAGATTTATTTTATTATATCGTACCTTTAAAAGATAAAAATAATAATATTGTTGAAGGATATGATTTAATGATTGCTGTGAATAATAAACATGAAATTGAAACAACCAAAGTTATGTCTATGGAAGATTATAAACAAATTGGCGGAAGTGAAGAATTTAAAAATAAATTTAATGAACTTAATAAAAAAGCTAAAAAAGGTGGTCGTGGTCGTAAAAGTCGTGGACGTAAAGGTAATAAAAAACCAATAAAAGGAGGAGTTGTTATTAATAATAACCAACAATGTCCTCCTTGTGCTTTACAACAACCGCAACAACAAATTCAATATCAAAATAATACAACATTTGGTCAATCCTTTGCCAGTGGTTTTGGAATTGGCTTAGGTGTCATGTCTGCTGTTGTATTAATGGACCTTTTATTACCAAGATTTAACTATATTGGTTTTGGTTATTATGATATGTATGGAGGTTATAATTCTGATGTTTTCATACAAGTAAATAACTATTATCCAGATAATGAAGGTAATGAAGATTATGATAATGATGATTATGATGATTCAGATGTAGAAGCTGCTAATGAAGATTATTATGATCCTGGTGGTATGGATGATTTCGGTGGAGATGATTTTAGTGGTGGAAGCAGAAAAAAACGTCATCAGCGAAATATAAAAAATAAAAGAAAAGGAACTGGACGTCCTAGAAAATACTAAGCCTTAAATCTAAAATAATTTTCAAGATTTATTCTATTTCCTTTAATAAAAACTACATCATATTCATTCCATAATAAGTTATAACATGGTTGAAATGTTAAATCATCTAAAATTTGTTTTTTTATTGTTGATGGATTTCTAAAATCAACGTCTTTATAATATGGTAATAATGAACCAATATTCCAATTATTTTTTAAAACTAACTGAGACATATCTATTTCTTTTTTTAATACAACATCATCATAATTATTTATGTAAACTGTATTACTAAATATTCCATTATTTATTAAAAATTCAACCGTTTCTTTATTCATTGAAAAAATATATGATTGAACATGAAATAATATTTTATTAAACTTTTGAATACATGAATTTATTGTACTTCCAAAAATTTTAACATCATCTTTTAAATTATTTATATAAATATCTGTCCATTTACCTTTATAATATGATGGCACAAATGGACCTAATACTGTTGAATTTACAAATATAAAATTTTGATAATCTTTATACAATTCATCCTTTAATAATCCTTCACTCCATCCACCAAAATCATAACCATTATTATCTCTATGAATTTTATAAACATAATTAGGACAATCAAATAATAACTTTTTATTATTAGCAATTAATAAAAAATCTACATTATCATCTTGAAATATGGCATTTTTTATAAAATATTTTACTCTTTCATTATATTCATGAAAAACATATAATACTAGTGTTTTATTTGACATTATTTTATTTAAGAAATATCATAATAAACCTTTAAATCATTTGTATTTATTTCAAATTATATTTTTTATCGTTTTCAAGTAGAATAAAAATAATAATAGATGTCTTCGTGGGCTACTATTAATACTAGTAGTGGATTTGTTGGTATAGGTACTGCGGCAAATTCAACTAATTGCATTTCCTTATATACATCAACAACAAGTTCTAGTAATCAAACTTTAATTACTTCAACAACTAATTTTGCCAATATTCAATTTAATAATAATTTTTCATGTAACGCTTATATTGGTATTGGTTGTACAAATATAACTGGTAATTATTCTTGTAATTTATTCTTACAAGCAGACAAAAATATAGTTTTTAATACTGGTGGTAATATTTTTTCAACAACAGTTCCTTCTATGGTAATATTAGCTAATGGAAATGTTGGTATTGGTTCTTCAATACCAAATACAAAACTTGATATTTCTGGTATAATTAATATTACAAATGGTGTTAATTCAGTTCCATCATTTACATCTGCTTATGGCGGAACTGGGGATAGAATAGTATTTTTAACAGGTACTGGTGGTAGTGTATATCCTTATTCAATTGGAATAAATACTTCATCATTTTGGCATTCAGTGCCAACAAACGCAACACATGATTTTTATGTAAATGGTGTAGCAATCGCTCAAATTAATTCATCTGGTTTTGTTACAAATAATACATTTTCTATAACATCCGGCTCATCTTTAACATGTAAAAGTTTATCTTTAACATCTGGTGATATTAGTTTGGTAAGAAATATTGTTTCATCAGGACAAATATCAACTACTAGTAATATCACTGCTTCTGGCTTATTATTAGGTGCAACTGACATCGGAACAGTAAGAAACATTGTTTCAACTGGTCAAATATCAACTACTAGTAATATTACTGCTTCTGGCTTATTATTAGGTGCAACTGACATCGGAACAGTAAGAAATATTGTTTCAACTGGACAAATTTCAACTACTAGTAATATTACTGCTTCTGGCTTATTATTAGGTGCAACTGACATTGGAACAGTAAGAAACATTGTTTCAACTGGTCAAATTTCAACTAGTAGTAATATTACTGCTTCTGGCTTATTATTAGGTACAACTGACATCGGAACAGTAAGAAATATTGTTTCAACTGGTGCTATAACAACATCCAGTAATATTACTACAACTGGTTCTGGTTCTATAACATCTGCTGGTAGTATTACTGGTGTTAACTTAATATTAAATTCAACAGATATATTATCTGTCAGAAATATAAATTCAACTGGTCTTATAACAACTACAAGTAATGTTAATATTAATGGTACAAATTCTTGTTTGATATTTAATACTAATACAAATAGTGTTGGTATTGCTTCTACTACTGGATCATTTTCAGATTCTTCTGTTTCTGGTGATATGGTTATTAGAAGTGCTAATAATGTATTATTATTATCAGGTATAGGGGCAGCTGCTTTAAAAATTACAACTACAAATGATGCGTATTTTAGTGGAAATATTCAAGTTAAAGCAAATATTGGTATTGGAGCTTCTACAACTACCCAAAATCAATTATATATTAATACAATATCTTCAAGTTCAAGTAATCAAATATTAATAGCTTCAACCTCTAATTTTGCCAACATTCAATTTAATAATGGAATTACATCAAATGCTTTTATTGGTATAGGTTGTTCTAATATTACAGGTAACTATTCTAATAATATGTTTTTGGAAACAACTAATTCTATTGTCTTTAATGCTGGTGGTATTAATGCTTGGGCTTCTATACCTGATATGATTATTTCATCAAATGGCAATGTTGGCATTGGTATATCTAATCCGTCAACAAAATTAACAGTTACAGGTGGTGTTTCTTATTTATCATCAGGTATTTCAGGTGGTCCTTCAACAACTGCTATTGGTACTGATGGTTTATCTATAATGATTTATGGAGGAGCAAGCAGTTCTCAATGTATGGGATTTGGTTTTGCCAATTCTCAATTATGGTATAATGTTCCAACTGGAAATTATCATAATTTTTTTGTTGCAGGAACATCTATATTTCAAATTAATTCAGGCGGTTTATCTGTTACAGGAGGTATTACTGCTACTGGTTTAACTTTAACTACAAATGATATAGCATCAGTCAGAAATATAACTTCAACTGGTGCCATAACTACAACAAGTAATGTTGGTATTGGAACAGTAGCATCTGCGACTACTGGTAATTGTTTAAGACTTTATTCATCTGCGGCAAATTCGGGGGATCAATTATTGATAACAGGAACATCAACAACTGGTATGGGAAATATTAGGATTAGTAACGGTGGTGCAAATGACAGTTATATAGGTTTAGGAGGGTCAACATATACCGGCAATTATCAAGCTAATTTATTTATACAATCACCCACATCATTAGTATTTAATACTAATGGCAATACAAGTACTTCTCTTCCTACAATGATAATAACATCAACTTCTAATGTTGGTATTGGAAAAACAAATCCTGGAACAGCATTGGATGTCAATGGTGTTATTAATATTAGTAATGTAGGTGGTACATTAGGTGCTCCTTCTGTTGGAATATATGGAACAGCAGGCGCAAGTGCTGGTGATAGAATAATTTTATATCCTGGTACTGCTACTATATATCCATATTCAATTGGTGTTAATTCAAGTGTTATGTGGTATTCTGTGCCAACAGGCGCTAGTCATCTTTTTTATATAGGAGGTGGAACAGCAATTTCAACAATTAGTAATACTGGTTTATCAGTAAATGCTAATATTAGTACTACTGGAACAGGTTCTATATCATCAGCGACTACTATAACAGCTACTGGAAATATTAGTACATCTGGTACAGGTACTATAACAGCAGTAAATGGTAATATTAGTACTACTGGTTCTGGTAATATTACTACTACTGGAACAGGTTCAATATCATCAGCTACTACTATAACATCTACTGGTAATATTAGTACATCTGGTACAGGTACTATAACAGCAGTAAATGGTAACATTAGCACTACTGGTTCTGGTAATATTACTACTACTGGAACAGGTTCAATATCATCTGCTACTACTATAACAGCTACTGGAAATATTAGTACATCTGGTACAGGTACTATAACAGCAGTAAATGGTAACATTAGCACTACTGGTTCTGGTAATATTACTACTACTGGAACAGGTTCAATATCATCAGCTACTACTATAACATCTACTGGAAATGTAGGTATTGGAACTGCTGCTTCGGCAACTGCTGGCGCTTGTTTAACATTATATACAAGCGCAACAAGTTCACAAGATGAATTATCAATTATTGCTACATCCGCATCAGGTACTGCAAATATGAGATTTAATAATGGTTCTACTTCAAGTTTTATTGGTTTAGGAGGGACAACATACACAGGCAATTATCAAGCTAATTTATATATACAATCTCCTACATCATTAGTTTTTAATACTAATGGCAATACAAGTACTTCTCTTCCTACAATGATATTAACGTCAACTTCTAATGTTGGTATTGGAACTACAAATCCAGCAAGCAGATTACATGTATTAAGTGCTACTTCTTCATTAATAACTGTTGATTCAACTGATGCTGGAACACCTCAATCAGGTATTCAATTTGGTATTCCAACTTTTACAGCCGCAAATAGACCTAAAATATTATCTACAAAATTTCCTGATAATAAAGCCGATTTAAGTTTTTATATTAATAATTCAACCGCAAACAGTTTTAATTGTTTTACATTAACAAGCAATGGTGATGTGGCAATTGGTGCTATTAATGGAACTCTTTTAAGTACTATTGAACAAAGACTTATAGCATATGGTGGCAATTATAGTGGTGCTGGTGTAACATCTGGTGTATTTGGTGGAGATTTACTTATAACAAATTATTGGGGTGTAGCAATAAATATAAATTCTGGTGGTTGGGGTGATACAGGTGGTTCAAGTGCTGCTAGTGCTAAAATTTATGGATCATCATCCTTTACTATTAATACACGTAGTACTAGTAGTACAACAAGTTTTGATAAAACATTATTTACAGTAAGAAATTCTGGTAGTGTTGGTATTGGATCAGGTAATACTAATCCACAACAACTATTACATGTTCGCGGGGCATCACCATCTATGGTCAGAGTTGATACTAATACTGACGCTGTTGGTCAAATATCAGGAATTGAGTTTGGTATACCTAGTTTTGTTTCGGCAAATAGTGCTAAAATAATTTCAACAACAATAGCTGGAAATAAAGCAGATTTACAATTCTTAACTACAAATGGAAGTACCTCAACATCAGCAATGATTATTAATGAAGCAGGTTGTGTAGGTATTGGAACAACAACAAGTTTAACAGAAAAATTAACTGTCAATGGTAATATTATCGCAACAGGTAAAGCAT